CTTGCCCTCAAGTCAGCACTATCTAAAAACATTTCATTTGCTAACATATTAGCATTAAATCCAACATAGTGTGTATTGTACGCAAGAATATCTAAAAGAACTGCCATACCAGAACCTTCGAAGTCATAATCTCTAAACTCGTCTTGTTGTGATAAAAAGTTTTTTAGATTTGCTTTGATGCCGTCAAAATCTAATTCTGATATTTCTAATTTAGTTGCCATATTTTTATCTTAATCTTTCTAAAAATGATTCCATTTCAACTCTCTCTGGAGTGTTGACTACGAAAAAAGATATTGAAGCTCTATATCCATTTCTTTCTGGAGAAGGTTGTACGTTTATTTGAACCAATCTTATTCTTGGTTCAAAGTTCTTTAATAATAAATGAATCTGTTTTGAAATTGCATGAGTCATTTGTGGAGTGATATTTTCAAATAACATCGCTCTTAAATTAGAACCAATCTCGGGATGAAATGGTCTCTCATAGTGATTAGTATTAATCAAATTTCTAACACTTCTTTTAACCGCTTCAACGTCTGTAAGAGTTTGAATATCTTTTGTTGCAACGTTTGCTTGAAAATCTAAATCTAAATCACGATAGATTTTAGCACTTCTTTTACTTTCGTTAGTTGTTGTTGCGTCATACCTTGACATTTAGCAATCTCTCCTATGCTATATTTATACCGTTATCCACCAGCAAATACATTACTTGACCCACTAGCTACAAATGTACAACCAGCTATTGAATCACCTATTCTTCCACAACCTCTACCATTTACTCTAACAGTAAATGAACCTAAAGTAATAGGTGCTAAATGAGGTGGACAAGGGATGCCAGGTAATAGGTGAATAGTGTTTACATCTCCTTGTCTACTAATAGGTCGACCATTACAAAAGACATTTCCTGAACCTTGTGCCCTAACCATTCCTGAACAATGAGGTACATCAGCATCTCCGATTCTTGTTACTGCTGGCATTTTATACTCCTAAACATGTGTTACAACTCCATCATAATAAGAAGCCACCGCAGCTCTAATTGTTTCGTATTCATTTCTAATTACATGTGTCACAGTAAAAGTTTGTGTTTCATTTACAGTAACAGTATACGACTTTGTAACAGAATCACGTTGGTCTTGAGTTAAGTCAAAAAACAATTTGTTACTAGGAAGATTTTTAAGTCCAGTTATAACTGTAGGGGTACTTCCTAAATCACTACTTCCTTGTTCGACAAATGTAAACAAGTCAGTAAAAGAATCCTCATAAGTTCCTACAAGTGTGCATGATGTAGTTCCTGGTGTCATAATAATTCCTTCATGTGTTGTTGATGTTACAGAAGTGATAGCTTCAGGTGTAGGCAAACTATCACTACTAGCAGTAATAGTTGCATTAATTGTTCCAACTCTTGTAGTTTCTGTTACTACTGTATCTATACCAGGATCCACTTCTATACTAATAGTCATCTTTCGTTAGTCTCTCTTTTCATTAACTCTTGTAACTTTTCGTTGTAACTATGCATTTCTTTATGTTCTTTCTCTGTATGAGGTGTTGGAGGAGGAACAGGTTCAAATCTTATAAGATTTTCGAAACTTTGAGGTATATCATCATAATCGCTAAATTGTAAGATATGTCCTTTATCTCTAATCGCAAAAATACCCTTCATGATTTTTTCTTTGTAGATTTCTTCTTAGTTTTCTTTAAATTAGTTTTTGCTTTTGCTTTTTTCTTGACTGGTGGTTTCTTTCCAAGTATACCTAAGTGATATATGTCCATACCACTATCTTTTTTTAGACTTTCCCATAAATTCTTAAACCATTTATTGATTTTATTCATAATTTTACTTTACCTTCGTTGATTAATCGTTCTCTGTTTTCTAAATGTAATTTTTCAATCACTTCCTTGTTACCGCCTGAGTATTTAACAGCATGTCCTTCTTCTATTAATGTAGAAGTTAGTAAATCGCCGTGTGAATTTCTTAAATCACCAAGAATACGACCAAACTTTCCTTTGGCATCATACTTTTGTGTAACTAAAACGATATCATCCGTTTCTACGAATTTTTTAACTCTTTCTTTTGCAGCTAAACCGAAAATCTTCTCAACTTTGTCTCTTGTTCTTGATTCTGGAGTATCAATGCCCATAACTCTTACTCTTTCATCATTGAGCCATACGTTAAAACCCAAATCTATGTCAATATCAACAGTATCGCCGTCAACAACTTTTCTAATCTTGCATTTATACTCGTACATTCGGTTTTCCTTTGTTTTTACATGAACTATTTATAAGGGCTTTACAAAATCTTTACGATAATGTATAATAGCAATGAAAAACACAAAAATACCAAAAAAATAGGAATAATACTTGACAAGGGGGTATTTTTAGTGTATAATATACGGTATATTAACTCAGAGGACCAAAAAATATGATGATTGACGAACTAGAAGTTATAAAAGCGTGTAATGATGCATTAGACCAGATTGCTGACGGTGATTTTGATAGTGCAGTTATGACAATTTCTACTTTAAGAGCAGATAATCAGAAAAAAATTGATGAATTTGCGGCTTGGGCAGACGAAGAGAGTAAAAATTCTGTAAATCTCGAATATCCAGAACAATTAGAGATAGATTATCCGGTAGGAACGACTGATATTGACGGTCAAATGAATTTATTTTCCAATTAATTTGTAAATTATTGATTTTATAGAGGTTTTTAGATGGAATAATACTTGACAAGTGTTTTAATATATCATATAATGTACTTATATTAACAAAACAGAGGTAAAAATATGAGTTGTGACGCAAATACTAGAGTTTTAGAACATTATTTCGAAGAAGGTCTTGAAATGGGTATGACTGAAGAAGAAGCCCAAGAATATGCCTATGAAAAGTTTGATGGAGGTCAGTAATACAATGGACCATCATCAAGAATTATACGAGTGGAATCAACAATTCGAAGAAGCTGAACATCACCAGTGGGAACTAGAACAACAAGAACAAGAAGAGAACAAAAAAGAACAACAAGAACAAGAAGAGAACAAAAAAATGGAAAAAAGTCCATTTTTTTCTTGACAAGTGCTTGTATACTTAGTATACTATATGTATGTTAAACAAAAGAAACAATAAAAAAATGAAAGGTTATATTATGTCACAACAAACAATCAATTATGTAGGTATTTCTAAAGACTATAACGAGTCTAAAGAAAAGAGTTTCGGTTTCTACTTCACTACTGAAGAGAATGACGATATAGTTTATACTAATACGTTCTTATTAAAAGACTTAGTTTTCGATTTGAGAACAAAGTATTTATTACCTGACTCATACATGGCAAGTTCCTCAATGGACTTTGCAACTGAAGAAGGTTTCTACCATAACGGTGCTGCTTCTCATGTTCTTTCTCTTGCAAGTAGAATTGCTGAGTCTGGTAAGACAATCGCAGAATACACTAAGAAAGTGTTAAGTGAGAATGTCGATATAAGACAAATTGAGTTTGCTGATTTGAAAAAAGAAGAAGCAGAAGATTGGTACACAGACGGAAAGGTTGTGAGTGTTTAATATGACAAATTTATTATCAATAATCGGTATCTTGTGTATGATGCTTGCAGTAGGGGCGATTGACGGCCCAACACCAGAGAAATCTGAACTAGATGACTTCCTTTTATCTTTCATTTTAGGAAGTATTGGATTCATATCACTATTATATGTTGCAATTAAGTCACAAGAAGATGAGGAATAATAGGAATAATACTTGACAAGTGCTTGGGAAATTAGTATAATATGTGTATAACAAAAAAAAGAAAGGCTATATTATGATTACAACAAACGATATAAAAAACGCAAAACAGAAGTGTTACTCAATCTATCTAGATTTACAGGCTACTATGGCTGGGGCATCTATGTGTGATGTCGATACACTTGAAACTCAGTTTACTGAGATTTGTGCTGAGTTTGGATTAAATATTGAAGATACTTATGACTGGTGTGAAAATAGTCACGCTGCTAGTTGTGGAGTATAGTCCAAATAGATGGAATAATGCTTGACATGCTTTACGAAGTTCGATATAATTACTATATAAACAATTGAAAAGGAAAATCTATATTATGAAAAACATAAAATCTGAAATACAAAAAATGAACCTTGCTGAACTAAACGAATTATCTGAATTCATTTCTGATATGAAAGTGATTGTTGGTAAGGCAACTTTAAAAGTTGGGCAAAAAGTATTTGTTGTTCAAAAAACTAAGAAGACACCTGGTGTCATTACTAAAATTAATCAGACTAAATGTCTTGTAGATATGCTTGGTAGAAGTTATAGAGTACCAATGGCAATGTTGGAGGCGGCGTGAGTGAAATGATTTTTGAAAGTGAAATGTTAGATGTTATGAATGACGCTTTGGCTGATAACCTTGTAGAGGTTATCGCCAACATGAGTCAAGACCAAAGAGATAAATTTGCAAAGACTTTTGTATCTAAATGGCCTACACTTGCTGGTCAAATCTCTTTTAGTATTGATGCTAATTTACAAGACAGTAATGTAACAGGAGGGTATGGGTGTTAATTAAAGTTGATGACAAAGTAAGTATTAATCAAAATTATTTAAGACAAACTAGAGAAGGTATCATAACTGATATATCAATCGCAACAAAGATAGATGACCCTGCTGGCGAACTTGGTGTACAGATACAAGAATACGATACCGAACTTAATTATAAAGGGTCGATTGGATATGTAACAGAGAGTGGTGACCAATATTGGGCATACTTCTCACAAATAGTAAAGGATATATAATATGGTTTATGATGAAGAGAGACTTATTACTGCTGTAATAACTCAAGCAATTGAAGACACTTTATATACAGGCAAACGTCCTAGGTATGTAAAACACAAAGAAGATGCAATCGACTGGATTCTAAATGAAGAAGGTGAAGACCATATTGTATTTCTAAAGTATTGTGCTATGCTTGGTTTAGACCCAGCTATAATACAAATGAAAGTTAAGAAATTTACTAACCCTAAATTAACTAACTCACAAAAATTAATGATAAAACAAAATATGCTAAAAGGTAGACAATATGACAATGAACAAAATCAAGTACAAGTTTAACGAAAATAAAATTGTAAATGATATAATAGATTACATTAATGCGACTTATAGTTCTCATTATGCTAATTCAAAATATCAGGCAACTGAAATTATTATTGACCAAGGTTATGGTACAGGTTTCTGTATGGGCAATATCTTAAAATATGCTCAAAGATATGGCAAGAAAAATGGTCGTAATAAAGCAGACTTGATGAAAGTTATACATTATGCAATCATACAACTATCACAAGACCATTATTTACCTGAAGGCTCTAAACCTAAAGACAACTTAGTTGACTTTGATAATAATGCAGCTGAAGGCAAACAGATTGAACAGTATCACAAGTTTAAGAGTTTGATAATGGATGAAATCAAATCAAGTACTAAAAACTAGATGATTACTATAAAAGATTACATACGTGGATTTATTTTTAGTATTCTATTTCTAGTCTTATATTTGATAGGGTGGGTTGTGAATAATCCTTGGTTACTTGGATTCTAATTGCTGTTAAAATTTACAAGAATATTAACAACAATATTAGGTCTGCTTATAGTATTGCCTATATCGCCTACTATATTTCTTATATCGGTATGGTGGGCTTCTTACGGAGTGTAGGTCAGCCTGGTAGACCGCTACGTTTGGGACGTAGATGTCGCAAGTTCGAATCTTGCCACTCCGACCAATTGACGCTTGACAATTAGTCAATTACTTGATATAATAATATTATGAAATGGTTCCAAGCTAGCTTAGGTAGGTTTCTGAAGGGACATACATGAGTACTTATAAGAACCAATATTTACACAGCGAGGTATAATGTTTGACTTAGATATAGCAAAGAAACAAATGGAAGAAAAACAAAAAGAAGTACATGGTCTTCAAGTCAGAGTAAAAGAATTATCAGACGAGAACCGTGAGTTAAAGAAACAACTAGACAGATACAAAAGCGTTCAAAGTGATTTTGGATATGATTTAGTAGTAGAGAATCCAGATGCGACTCATATACTAATGGATATAAAAGATGAATAAAATAAATAATCTCAGTATGGGATTAGATGAAAATAGACAACGAAGATTGAAGGCGACAGGTAAATGGTTTAAAACACCTAAAACATATAAACGCTTATGGTTAAATCATATCTTTCCTATTCTTCTAGTGATTGGTTTCATCTTTTACATTATAAATCTATGATGCAACTACCAGTAAAGGTGATTGATAATTACCTACCAAAAGAAGAGTTCAAGACACTTCAGAATATTTTCTATGGTAGTTACATGGATTGGCATTGTCTTGATTGTATCAATGAAAAGAATGATGGATACTTTCAATTCTATCATATGTTATATGACAAGAATATGCCTATGAGTGAAGCATGGAGAGATATTCTTCCTTTAGTAAAGAGAATACCAAACTTACTATCACTTCTTCGCATTAAAGCAAACTTGCTTACAAGAACACCACAACATGACTTTCATGGATATCACCTTGACATTTCTACTGCACAAGGACTAGACAATCATAAAACTGCAATTTATTATATGAATACGACAAATGGATATACACAGTTTGAAGATGGTACAAAAGTTGAAGGTATTGAAAATCGTATTGTTATATTTGATGGTGAAAAGAAACACTCAAGCGTAAGTCAAACAGATGAACCGTATAGAGTGGTTATTAATTTAAACTGGTTAGAAAGCACATCATGATTTTAGAATTTTTATTCTTAGCGTTTCTATGCATAATAATAGGTTTTATAATCTATCTTATTCGTAACATGCCATTCTAATGAATTCATTGCTCGTCTATCTTATCATTGTATTTAATGATAAAGTAAAAATAGAGATACCTTACGATAGTATGGAAGCATGTCGCATTGCTGAGCAATCTATTGATAAAGAGCCACAACGTATGATTTATACAAAAAGAGGAATAGATAGTATTACATACCAATGTGTAGAGCTCTACTGATATAAATATTATTATAATCGTTGAACCCATTCGGGTCGGAAGTAGGTAACGAAGCAACGCACTTTTTTAACAGTACTATGTTAGGAGGGTGTTATGAGTTCGCAAGTACTACACACATATCTAAAATTAATCGAAGAAGAAAAGAGAAGAAGATTTCTATTGCATTATCTTTCGTTGAAACGTAAGACGAAGAAATATGTAGTTGGAAAGTACTTCCCACTCTAAAGCG